ACGCCCTCATGGGTGCGGTGGATGCGATGGGGCGACACACCATATTCCGCAACCACATGATCAGACGCAACGTCCACGTAGGCTATATTCAACGTCGTATTGTCGTTGCTGGTGCCTCTGTGTCCGCTAAAAAGGCCTTGTACCACCTGAGATGCTCCGCACGACGTGGGCAATTTTACAATATATCGAGCCCCTGAAGGGGCGTTTCCGCAGTACACTGTGCGGTATGTTTTGCGATTGTTAGCACCCACTGGGAAATAGGCGTAACAGTTCAGCAGTGCTTGCTGACACCACACTAATACTTCGTCGTATTCCGGGTTATAAATCCTTTTGTCCTTGAGCACTTCACGTAGGGTAGCATATCTGAGGGACAATGCCGACAACATATGCTGTCGATTAAAGTCAGCATAGTCCCCCATAGCCGCCTCCACGCCATCCCGTCTGAGCACGTGAAAGCGTTTCAACATACCACGTATTCGGTCGTAACCCATACATCCCATCTCGCACCAGGGCATGTGAGTCATGTTTGAATCGATACCACTCAGAATATATCCAAAAGCCAGGTAGTCTACCATCGCAGTACCATATATGGCGCGTTCTTTCCCATTTTCAAACTTCTCAGAAGCCGTAGCAACGACTTCTGGGGTCGTCTTCAATAGATCTTTCATTACGCTAGCCGGCACGTGCTCTAAAAAGGAACGTTTGTTGAGCGTGCCCGGAGGCAAAGGGTGTTCAGCGAGATCGGGGTACTCTATCTTAGCCCCACCGACCGAACCGGCGGACAACCAATTTTGCGCACTCGCAACATATTCGTTCCACTCCTTTCTCTCAATCTTGTGCGTGTCTACTATATAAGTTTGCAACTCATACAGCTTCTTGGCAAGGACGCGCAAGCCCTCTTGGTGGTCTTTGGTTGCTGGGTGTACGTACTTTAGAATATTTTTGGAGTCACAACGGTTTGCCCGCTCCTTGTTCCAATCGGAGACATGACGGGCACGCCCTGTCATCAACGACATGCCAACGGCGTGGCCAAGATCCGTCTGAGACATCGGTTTAGCTGATAGCCACCGAGCGGTGCGCCTATACATATTCTCCAACTTCTTGGACACACGTGCAACGCACATATCAAGCATTCCACAAAGGCCGTACGGGGACACGTCACGCCAAACTTTAGCGGCGGTATCAGTGAACGCGTGCCATAATAGTTGCCCCGTTGCCCAAACAGCCGTGGTACCGATAGGT